GTCATTCGGCCGGATTTCGTTCACTCGCGAGCGGAGTTGCTGCAATTCCTGCCACACAGCCGTCCCGGGACCGGATATCTCCAGAATAACTCGGCAATCGTTCTGTCCGTAGAACCCGGCAAGGTGCGCCAGCACCCAGGCGCATTGATACGTGGAGACCTGGCTTGTGGAAAACTCGGCAACCTGGACGACACACTCCGCGAAAGCCCTCCAGACAGAGATGACCGTGCGATCCGCCGTGTCGGAACTCCCATATGCCGGGTCGCAGCCGATGACGTAATACCCAAATCGGCTGCTGTGCTCCCAGATGCGGAGCTCGGCACGGATATCCTTGAACCCCTGAACAACGGTATCCTCCCATCGGTTGCTCAGCTTGTACCGGTATCCCTGGAACGGGACCGCTCGAGCCGCCCGTATGCCGGAGGTCAACGTATCCGCGGTGAAGTACTTCGACCCGGTGGCCTGGAAAGCGTCCTCATCGGTCCAGGGGAACTCCTGATCCATCATCGCCTGGTCGCCGTCGAACTCATCACGCAGCTTCCACCGATACCAAGCCAGCTGCGGCAGCGTAACGGTGAAATCGTACAGCTCCTTCACAAGGCGGACACGCTTGCGCTCCAGCTGCGACAATGAGTTGTCGGGAACATACGCCTGATAGTATGGATGATCCTCCGGCCACTGGTTGCGCTCGTCCCGCCACCACCCGACGAACATCACTCTGATAGACGGACTCGACTTCCCCGCTTCGTAGGCATCGTAGAAATGGTTGAAACCGTTCGCGGTGCTTTCGTATATTTGGAGACGGTGCGCGTAGAGCGAGGAAGTCGAGCTTTTGAAGGCGCGTATGTCGTCCTCGTTGCCGTAGAAAGCAACTTCAGTGGCGTGAACGTAATTAGAAGCCCCTGACCGTCCCAAACCACCTTTGCGATTTTCCGCTGTGCCTGCGATAAGATATCGGAAGCGCGAACCGTTGGAGAAGGACAGTAAATTTCGGTTATGCCGTATCTTCGATGGTTTAAAACGGAGGGTACGCCCATTGACCACAGTTTTCGACGGGATTTCGTCATAGAAAACTTCGATGCTTTGCCTCCAGTCATCGCGCGCTTCCTCCTTATGAAGGATGAACGTCCCAAGCAGGCCCTTGTACTCAAACGCGTAGAACATATCGACCGCTATCCAGAACGTGGTCGAGCCGATCTGCCGCGACTTGAGAATGATGAAGGTCGAAACACCGTCCTTGATGCCTGAGACGATCTGGTCAAGCATGTATTGCTGCGTGCCAAGCAACCGGAACGGCACCATGCCGGCATCCTTGCTCTGCACCTTCAGGCGCGAAAGAAACAGCATGAACCGATCAATCGGAAACGGTTCAACCCGCCCGCCGGCCGCCAGCCACGGAGCTATCTCAGTCACTCAAATACCTGCGCCACGAGCGTAACACCTAATCCTCACATCCTGGCCGTTCGGTATCCACCACCACACCACCGGCGCACCATGGTGGTTCTCACTGATAATCACCTCATCCGGTACCGGCATCCAATCGCTCTGCGCATCAACGTAACCGGAGATTCCGTAATTCCACCGCTTGTACGTGAACCTCGTCCAGTAGTGCCCGTCCCGAATGTCCTCCTCCGCATACGTGCCATCAGCCTCGCTGCAACACGTGCCGCCCTTGGCCGCGCCATCCGGAACTACCTGCCGGCGGAACCATTGCCGCTCCTCATCGCTCAACCCCAGCTCGGCAGCCCACCGCTCGCCCAGCGCACCACCTGACGACTTGCCGGCAATCATCATCATCCCACCCCAGGCAATCAACGCGAGAACCGCACACCAGAACATCGCCAGAGCAAAGTCCAGAAGGTCGTCACGCACCGCAGGTCATATCAAACCTCCGAAAAGAGCGCCATCTGACGCACCACCCGACAAAAGCGACAGGAAACGACAAGTCGCGACAAGAACGACACCTAGCCTCGCAGCCCGAATGTGTTGACATGAATTCCCGCTACCCCAAGCAGGACTATAATCACATACACCACGATGATCACCAGTATCACCACAAGCAGAATACGCACCAGCGTCGCAAACGGCTCGGCAAGAGGAATAAGCGCCAGCAATTGCTGAGCCGCCCACCACACCACCCCAATCACGATGCAGAAAAGGATAAGTCCAATCAACGTGCCGATCATTTGCGTCACTCCGTATCCCCGTAGGACCGTGGCCGGGAGGCTGGCAGTCCCCCTTCCAGTTCAACCCGCGTCAGTTCGCGGACGGCCAATGAAACCCGTGAGCCAGTAAGCCCAACTTTACTCCAGGCAAAATTTTTTTACTGCGGACTAGAGGGGGGCCACCTCCTCAGCCGGTCCCCGACCCATCGCCTGGCCTCCGATTGCGCGCCACCGGGGACCGCTCATAGCCGGGGTGGGGAGGAGGCCTGGCGTCTATCCCCGGTGGCTAGGTTCCTTGCGGAACCATTCCTCAACGCTACAAAAACGCAACATGAGAGGAAGAAACCTCAACGATTACAACGCCCATCAACGGATTATACATCTGTCGTGTGGCTCTGGTGTGCCCGCCGGCTCGGCCCTCATCCGGCTGTAACCTGGGAGGGGGGTAGATGGGGCTTGCCAACGGGCACGAATTCTGCCATACCCCATGTTAGTTTTTCTGTCCAGGCTTTTCTTCCCCGAACCTATGATTTGAGCGCGCTCACCGACCGAGGCCGTTTAAGATAGCGGGCTCGCGCGTATACTATTTTCCGCACTTTGTCAAGTGCCGTTGATATCATTGAGTTATTTCGTGCAATCGTTAATGCGGTGTGCCTCCGTGTCTACGTAGTATCCCTATCAGTATTCGTGCGTATGGACAGGTTTGCCGTGAACGTGCCATATTCTCGTCATCGCAGACAGGAGACGGACATGTACGCATCAGTTGAGACTTTCGCAGACGAATACGCCCCTTACCACACCATGGCCGCCTTCCGGGCCGGCGTGGACGACTACCAAACCGAGCGCTGGTCTGAGTACCGCGGCTTCGAGGCCCAGGCCTACGATCGCGGCCGCGAGTGTGCGATGCGGGTTGAGCAGGTAAACTACTGGGTCGCGCAGAACGTAGGCCTGAACTGAGGGGGAGATGGCCATGATCACGGTTATAGGCCTCACATACGATCCCGCGACCCGCGATTGGACGCTTCCGGTTGAGTACAAGGCACGCGACCGGATGGAGGCAATTCGTTGGATGAATTTCAATCGCGATTGGATGAAAAACCTTCACATAGAGGAGTATCCCGGCGACGTGCAGCCCGGACGAAACTCTGACAGAGAAATCTACGGGGAGTTGAGCCATGACGCTCTTCACCGCGATTGAATACTGGCTTATTATCAACGCGTTAGCACTGATGTGGGTGCTATGGTGAACGGGAGCTGAACCATGGGCAAGCGTGCAACACAGAGAGAACGTGTACGTGCAGAACGTGCAGTATTACGTGAGGCGATGGAGCCGGATAATCCTCCCTATCTCCGGGATCGTTGCCAGGAATTCCTGGAAGCGCAGTGTTGGGGTAACGCGCGGTGCGGCGGGCCGAGCGACGACGATATTGACAGGCTCGTGAAGTTTGTCGTGGAGCGCCCCGAGCTCCGGGATCGCTGCCGGGCATTCCTGCGAGGTGAATACCCAGATTATCCTTGGCTCTTTGGATATGACGGAGAAGTACCGGATGACGATGATGTCGACAAACTCGTGAAGTTTGTTGTGGAGGAGCTTTCCCGTGCGGGATCAATCTACTAGCCGCCTGTGCCGCCGGTGCAGGCACCCGATCCCGCCCGGCCGGAAGAGCACGGCGGTGTTTTGCTCCTCGAGGTGCTCGGAGGCTTGGCATTACCACGCAAAGGCAGCCCGGGTCCTCGCTAAGAGAGCCAGAGAGCGCTGTGATCAAGATGACTATGACGATCCCGCCCGGCCGGAAGAGCACGGCGGTGTTTTGCTCCTCGAGGTGCTCGGAGGCTTGGCATTACCACGCAAAGGCAGCCCGGGTCCTCGCTAAGAGAGCCAGAGAGCGCTGTGATCAAGATGA